ATTAGTGCGGACGTGGCGAAATTGGTAGACGCACCAGATTTAGGTTCTGGCGCCGCAAGGTGTGAGAGTTCGAGTCTCTCCGTCCGCACCATTAACAATAAATAAATCAATCACTTAAAACGTATTGGGACAGTTTAGGGACAAAAGAAACAGGCCATCTGATTTAATCAGACGGCCTTTGTTTTATTGAAAAGTATCAGACAACGCCTTGTGCCGCGCCTTGCAGTCGTTGTACAAGCCGATAACTTGCAACGACCACGGCAACACATCCGCGCCTGTTCCGCCCTCAAGTTTAGGCAGGTTCGGGCATGGTTGCACAAGGTCGGCAGGAGGTTTAATTGCCGTCGGTAATGGCGGCATTGATGACTGACACGCCGTCAGAATCAACACAGACGTTACGATAGACAGGCTTCTCAACAATCTTTTGGACTTGAACATATCGCACCCTTTCTTTCTTTTCACGCACGGCCTTGCCGGTTTGATACATGGCAGACGATTCACGGTCTTGCTTAGCCTTCTCAATCGCGGCATCTTTCAGACGGCCTGAAATTTCCGCCGCCATCGAATCACGGCCGCAACGGTATTGGGCGGCATGGTCGTATTGCCACGCGCCCACAATCAGCACGAAACAAGCCGCGATCAGAATCAGTTTCCAGTTTTTAAGCAGGCTGTTCATAGGTTTTCAACATCGCTTTGTAGTTTTTAATTTCACTTTCGGCAAACTCAAACGCTTTAAAATCTGCGTTTTCGCTCGCCTCTTTGCTTTTAGTTTCCCATTCAGCAATACGCGCCTTCAGAAACTCGACAGGATTCATGGCCGCTCCTTAGACGTGCAAGCCAGGCAAATAGACAGTCTTGCCGTTCTTCTTGGTTGCCGTCATGATTTGGTTACGCATTGGGCTGTTTCGGCGGAAACCTACATGCACCCATGCGCCATCACCACGTTCAGGAAACTCAAGAATCAACTGGTCGAATGTGATTTTCCCTTCATCGCGCATTTTGATAATCTCTTGCGCAAACGCCAAAGAGGTCAGGCCAACGGCATCACAATCCGCCGCTAAGCCGAAACGGTGGGCGGACGTTGGACTACCGCCTACAAGCTTGTTCACGCGCTCACTGCGGAAACAGGAAGTTACAATGATTCCACGGCCAACATAAGCGCGGATTTTCTCAAGCTGTTGAGCCGTGTAATAGATGTTGTCCATTTCGGTAGATGATGGCTTGTTCTCAATACCGGCACGGCGTGCAGATTCGCTGCGTGTCAATTCTTTTAAGCTAAAGTGTTCAGTGATTTGCATTTTCTTTCTCCATTAAAAAAGGCCGTCTGATTTCAGACGACCTGTCGTTACTCTTTATCGATAAATTTATCAGCCGTTTTCTTCGCCCACTTCTTCATCATTCCGGGGGCAAGGGTTTTAACGGTGTCCATCGCGTGGCCTGTTAGGATGCCGACAAACGCGCCAGCAATCGCACAAGTCCACACCTGATTAACCATCAAAAACCGTTCCACTACCGCCGCCGCTGCCACTGCCGATACAACCGCCTCAAATACGCTTGAGACAATCTTGTCGTGGTCTTTAATGCTCGACCACGCACTGCCGACAATTCCGCCCCCTATGGCAAACAGGTAGCCAAATTGGAAAAAATCCATCATTCCCCCTTTAGGCTGTCTTTCAATTTTTCGCCCGAAAACAAGAATTTAAGTGAGTTATTGCCAGCCAAGAGGCATAAGAAAGACAGAATCGGCGGAATGACCATGCCTGTGTGAGCAGGCGGAAACGCTCCCCAAAACGCCTGAGCCGTCAAGAACCAAATGAACGCCGACACCAGCAATAAGTAGCCTGAAAAGACGTTGCCCTTGTACGTCTGCCAGTACATCGCCGCCAACTGAAGCAAGCCGATACCGCCGAAAACTGGAATCAGAATAGATTCGGGTATCGTTTTGAATTTGTAGTAAATCGGCCAGTCGTAAATATCGACAGGCGAGAACGCAAACACGGCGGCATAGCCAATCAGCGATAATCCACTGGCAAACTCTACAACGCGCGTTCCCGTGCTAAAAAGCCACTTTTGAAAACGCACTGGCAGAAAACGCCAGTCCAAAACATATTTAACCCATTTCAATGAGTTACTCATTTTTTAACCTCCAAAGAAAAAGGACTTTTTGACAAAATTATCAAAAAGTCCAGTTACGAAAAAAGCCATCAAAAATTATGGCAAGGTAGTAGGCCAAGGGTCGTTAGTCAGGTACATGATAGGACTTACCCGAATATCCCCAATATCTCTATCAGTAGGAACCGGGTCAGTAAACTGGAAACGTATCATGTTGCCATCGCCTGGCCCACCTAAATACCATGTTCCGTATGGCGCACCCTTGTCGTTGTGGATGCCGCCAATCAAACTAAATTCTGACCTAAACCCTCTCGGCACTTGGTTTAAACCTAAAATAAAAACGTTCCGCTCCCTGTCAGATGGTTGAATGGAATACCCCGGGCCACCACGCCGCACGATACCGAACCACCCATATTTTAAACCACCGAATTGATACATCACGGTATCATTTTTCCTGCGTACTTTTAGATAAGAACTATCCAATTTCGAATTAATAGTAAGCGTTCGCCAGCCAGTATCGCCAGTCAAGACTTCCCAACCTTGGTTATCCGCGCCAGTTCGTTTTATCCACTTCAGCGCGCCATTAGTGGCTGCTGTGTCCACATAGGTCGTGCCAACTGGTGCAGCAACCTTTCCATTAGGCATACCAGTGCCATGAATTTCATACTCGTTGGCTTGTCCAGCAGGTGCGTTTGTGGCTGGTTGACTTGGTAGCGTTACACTTCCGCCGCCGTCTGACAGAGTGAGCGTATTACCAGATAATGTCAGCTTTTGCGGAATACCCACACCGTCACGGCCATCCGCTCCTTTTGGACCAGTTAACCCAATAGGCCCTTGAGGTCCAACAGGTCCGATTGGGCCTTGAGGTCCAACAGGTCCGATTGGGCCTTGAGGTCCAGCAGGTCCGATTGGGCCTTGAGGTCCAGCAGGTCCAATTTGACCTTGCTCCCCTCGTTCGCCTTTTGCGCCGGGTAAACCGTCAGCCCCTCGCTCGCCCGGAATACCTCGTTCGCCAGTATCGCCTTTTGCACCAGCCGCGCCATCTTCGCCTTTCTCTCCTCGTTCGCCCTTGAACTTAGTGAGAAATTCCTCAAAAGTGCCAGTAAAGCCAAGCTCCCTTTTCGCGCGGTCGTACAGGTCTTGCCCTGCACCTTGAGCGATGGCGGTTTCCTTAACGTCAATTTCGACAGCCGGCGTTTTGTCGGATAGGGTAAATACATATTCCGTCATAGCGTAATGACCTCCAGTAAGCAAATTTCGCCACGAATCAAAGTGTGCCGTGTCGATACATTCAGAATGTCGTACTTGGCACGTCGCCATTTCGCGTTTTTGGAAAATTCAGGCGGGAACTCCAGCGTTAGGACGTTCTCGGCTACTTGGATATTCGCCGTAGCCTCGAACGTTTCGCCGGTGCTTGGCTCAACCATCATTTTCAAATGAGCGGTCGATAAATCAAACGGCTTACCGTCTGCCGTTACCGTTACTTCAAAACGCCGTGCATTTCCGCGCGGCATCTCGATGTTTATAATCGGGATTTCCGCTTTGATTTTAATCATAATTCCCCCCCCTTTCAGGGTTTTGACAAAATTATCAAAAAGTCCAAAATAAAAGGCCGTCATGTTTCAGACGGCCTCTTCGGTTATTTGGATTTGCGCTCCAGTGCCTCGACTTTCTCAGTCAGTTCCTGAATGGCTTTAGTCAAAACTGGAATAAATGTTTCATACTCGATTGTGTATGTGTCGTTCTTCAGGTTTACCATCGGCAACTGCCCATATTCAGCCTCAAGCGCGGCAACGTCTTGAGCGATAAACCAGTGACGTAGTCTATCTTCCTTATAGCGGCCGTCTTTCTTCGGCTTCGCCCACCACTTACGCAATTTTTCTGAACGCTCATCTTCCGGCAGGTCTTGGAAAAGCTCGTCAACGTAGGCATCACGGCGGTCGTAATAGCCAGTTACAGGCTTCAGTTTCATCACAAACTCTAAGCCTTTCTCAAGCGGCTTGATGTCTGTTTTATCGCGTCCGTCTGAACGGATATTGACGGTCGTAGGCGCATAAAGTGTCTGACCTGTTACACCGATTTGGATTTCTTTGTCGCCGTTGATTCGAGCGCCTGCGCCGATGGCGATTGAGTTTGTGATTTTCCCGCTTAAAACATCGCCTTGCACGTTTCGATAGCCTGCGCTTTCGCCGATGAAAACACATTGCTCACTGCTAGCGACTGGCAATACCCAATAGCCAACAGCAACGCTGGAATTGTGCGTTCCGTTCCTCAAAGCTGACGCGCCTATTGCGGTAGTTTTCTGGTAACCAGAACCTGACGACGCCGCGTCTGCACCGATAATGGTAGAGTAGGCCGCCGTCAATGCGCTATTCATGGCATTTGCGCCGATGATGGTTAATTCCTCATTCTGCGCGGCAGATGAAGTTGCGGAATAAACAAATTTAAGCTCCGCACTGCCCGAAGTATTGAGCGATTTAGGGCTTTTTACCGTGATGGTTGTTCCCGTTACCGATACAACTTCAACAGGCACAACATCGCCTTGCAATGTCTGCGCCGCGCCTGATGTCAAACGGATACCCACCCAGTAGGTTGCTTTAGCTCCTCGAAGATTAGGGAATGTCAGCGTGATTGCGTTGCCTGATTGGGTGTAGGTGCCTGATTCAGTTCCCTCCCATACAACATCGCCGCCATTTGGGGCGCGGTTTCGTTCAAGATTCTCCATCGCAGCAGAACCGATGACGGTTGCTTTATCAACCGCTTTCGCGTTCTTCGCTGCGTCGCCGCCGATAACCACTTGCGCCTCTTGATTTTGATATTGCGCCAAAACCGATTGACCGATTGCTACGGTTTTACTAGTTTTAGACGGCCAAAAAACCTCAATATCTCCAGTCAATCCAACTGGTGCAGTGCCGCCTAATGCACCACCGCCAAGCACAACGTTTGAATAACCTGTTCCTAAGCCTTGACCTGCATTACGACCAATGGCAACGTTGGAATATCCGCTTGTGATTCCTCGCCCAGCATTGCCACCGATACCGATGTTGCGAGTACCTGCCATTTTTGACTGTTCATACCATTCAGTTTCGGCTTGTACGTTAATCAGGCTATCAGGGCCAATGGCAATGTTGTCGCGGCTAATTTTTGAAAAGCCCTGCGCGCGGTCGCCGATGGCAATGCCTGAAACACATTTTTCCATCTTCGCCATTGCGCCCTCACCGATGACAACCAAACCTGCGCCTGTCCATTCAGTGTTCTTGAGATTAGCCGCCGCGCCTGAACCTGTAATAAAACGGCCAATGCCGCTGCGAATCGGCTGATACTGCATATCAACGGTTTTACCGCTAATTGTGAATTTGCCGTTTGTGTATTTGTTTTTCGTTGGGTATTTAGTACCCATATCAACAGTCAAGCCAAGACAGTCAATAAATACGCCCAGCGCGGCAGATTCAGCAGTGTTTACGGCTTCCTTTGCGTTGTTCTTAGACGGCAGATAACCAAAATCATAAAGGCTCATTGCGCCGTCAAACACGCGTTTCCAGCGCAAATCATCTACACCAACAATTACCGTAGCTGAATTATCAGCAGATGATTTATCCAATGGGTCGGCAACAAATAGCCCATCGCCATAACCTGCACCAGTTTCATGGTAGCCACATACAAACGCCACGCCATCGCCTGAGAATTGACGTAACTCATTAATATTTTTGACAATATGGACTTTTTTCACCAACTCTTTGTCAAGCTCGACTGAGTTGTTGCGGCGGTAGATGAAGTTAATTTTTTCATCAAGACGGCGAAGAACCCAGTTGAACTGCTCTTTTGTTGGTGGACGGTTGCCGATACTTCCCCAGCCGTCAGAATATTGGTTTTCGTCCCAAGGTTTGGTTTTGCCAGCAACGGCAAAGGTTTGCGTGAACCATTTTTCAGACATTTGTCATTTCCAATCCGTAAAAAAAAGGCCGTCTGAATCAGACAGCCTATCGGTTAAATTTTAATAATTGCAGGAAAGGCAATATTTCGCGGTCGTGTTTCATCGCCGCCCGTGTTGGATGTGTAGGGGAACGAGTTATCGCCGTCAACGCCGCCTTTTGAACCAAGTTGCCCACGCGCCGCCACGCCGTTAGGGTATTGCATAGTACCCTCGCCGAAGTATGAGATATGCTTGTGGCTTTTGATTTCATCGGCTTGGTATGTGCCGATTTTACGGTTGGCGTCAATTCCCCTGCCGCTATCCAAAGCGCGGATAAATTCGCCGCGAATATCTGGCAGGTTGAATGTTGTTGCGCCGTTACCGCCGCCATAGGTCGTGCCGATTGCTGCGAATAGGTCGGAATATTCATCACGCGAAACCGCTGTCCCATCACACAGCAACCAACCGTCAGGAACGGAATTGGAAGCCGTGTAAAGAATTGAACCGCTTGGGACGGCTTTCATAATGCGCTCATTCAATATTCTGCCTTGGTTTGCAGACAGCGCAGCATTTCCAGAGTTAGACGTTAGGTTATCAACTACAGACGCGGCCGCCTCTGTAATCATCAGTTGAATCGCGCGTTTCAGCCGTTCGTTATCGCCAACCGTGAGCGGCGTTTTATCTTTCGTCCAAGTCGCCGCCATTTGGGCGAAGAGATACGCGGCTTTTTCATCAGCCAAGAATTGCAACTGATTGAATTGCTCAACAGTTGGCGGGTCGTTATTAATTGCCGCCCAGCCTGCCTGATATTCATCAGCCGTCCAGTCTTGGCGGTCGCCGTTCTTGCCAAAAGAACGCTTAAACCAATCAAATAAATTCACTTCACAATCTCGCTTTCTGAAAGCATAACGCCCTCATCAAATCCCTGATAACCCTGATCCTCAAACCCGAACGGATCTTCTTCGTCAAATGCCATGACCTCAATGCCAACGCCTGCCGCTTTCGGAATCAGGCTACGCATATTGTTCAACAGGTACTTAGGCGTCTTGCGTGAGTTAAATACAAGCTGAATCTTGGCATTGCCTGCGTCAAATACCCGAACCATCGAAGTATCAAAAACCATTCTCATGGCATTAATTACTTCTTCGGCAGTGCCATGACCGTTGTTTACGGCAATCTTCCACTTGAGCAACATTCGATATTCATAGTCAGGTAATGACACGCTACCGCCTGTCGTTCGCTCGTAGGCGCGGCGTAATCTCGCCTGCCCGAAGCCTTTAACGTCCGTCTGCTCCTCGAAGCCGAAGAAGATAATTGATTCAGCGTTATTGAGTGTGCGTTTCAGCCCGACAATATCGCCGATTCTGTCCAATTGCACGCCCTCAGCCGTATCAAGCCCGCGCTTGAATTGCAAATCGAAAAAAGCCTTGTGCAAACCGTTCATCGGCTGATACAAGGCTTTAACGAAACTTTCAAATACAGGTTTATTCCTGAATTGGTTTAGGCAGTTTCCCCACGCGTGGCTGCCATGGTCGTAATCTCGAATCATCAAGACACCTCAATTCGTGTTAGGTCAAAGATTGCCCGTTCGTAGGTATTAATCACGATATTTTGCGAAGAATACTCACTGTCGGCAGGTTTTGAGCCCAATTCCGTTTGAACCGCGAATTTCAAGTCAACAGTCGAAACGCCCGGCACTTTAAACACGGCGCAGAAGAATTTTTGCAACAGCACGTCATCGCCAACCGCCAACGCTTTGCCAATCTCCAAGATATTCTGTCGAATCGTATCAAGGCCGTCAGTCGGGAATTGCGCCTCCGTGCCGTCAAGCATTTGCAATTTCGCTTTGACCCAAATGTAACGGTAATTCGGACGGCTGAAAGCGACTTGTTTCAATCCTGTATTAGTTTGGATTTGTTTAACAATATCGCCGTTCGTGTCGATACCGGCCGCTTTATATTTGTGCAAGGCTTGGGCAATATCATCTTCATTGCCGCCGTCAATAACCAGCTTAATAGAATGTGGCTTCAGCTCGTTCGCCGTCTTGTCCGTGTCGTTTTCAAACAATTTAATGTCTGTCGCTGTCGGAATCGCGTCAGTGATATTGGCAATGATTGAGTCATATGTCGCCGCGCCAAGCGTATAGACACCAGTTTGATAACGTCGTCGCAGTTCCTCGTCTGTCTCAACACCACGGCCCGCAACCGACTGAAGATTTGAAACGCGCTTTACACCAGCAATCAGGGTTATCAGCTCGTTAATCATGCCCTCCGAAGCCGTATCATTCACGCCATCAAGCGGCGAAGCTGAAACAGGCGAACCAATTTCAATGAACGACAACCCAGCCGATAACTGAACCACCATAGAAGATGAAGTCTTAACAGCTACACGAATCGCCGCGCCTGTTGTCGATACGGCGTAATTTGTTGACGACAAAGCCGCCGCCAAGCCACGCAATACGCTGATTGTCGTGGCGTTCTTGCCACTTGTGAACGAATACTTCACGCCATCAACCGTTACAGAATAAGTCGTATCATCTGCAACCGTCGGCGCAATCAACACGTCCGCCGCATTGGTAGATGACACGCTGATAGATTCAGATGTTGCCCAAACGACTTGAGTGTCAGAGTTGCGAATCTCCGAACCGGCAGGAATGTAAGTCCCTTGGTCGCCATAAAAAATAACCGTGGCTTTTGCGTCCACCGCCTGCAATCGTGATACGCCTGAAAACGACACAGCATTGTCGAGTGATACGCCTGTCGCCGTCGTGGGATACATGGCGTTATAGACACCCTCTGCCACATTCCACAGCGCGGCTTCACGGTCGGCGAATGTGTTAATCAAAATGCCGATAATGCTGTCAGGGCGCGTTTGAATATCGTCAGAAATCCCATGTTCACGCAATCGCGCTTTGAAATCGTCAATAATCGCAAGGCGGATTTCAGGCAGTCTCATTTTGACAAAGCCTGCCGCCGTTACTCCGATTTTTTCCGCCATAATTACACCTTATACTCAAATTTAACCATGCCATCTTTGGTTTCCGCCTCGCCGTTGACGTAGAGATAACGGCTTTGAGAATCTACGCTTAAGTGTAAACTCCGAACGGCGGAAACATCAGGAACATCTTTTATCTTCGTCCGCAAAATGGCTTCAATAGCCGCCCTGTTTGGTTGCTTCACAAGGACACTTTCAAAATACGGCACGCCGTGATTCACGTCTAAAAACCACTCGCCCAAAAACGTCTGCAACGTGATTTTAATTTGCTGTTTGACACGTTCCGCGCCATCAACAAAATTAAAGTCTTGGTTTAACGTCAGGTCATGGGCAGCAGTCAAAGCAATATCAATACTCATAAAACCCCCTACTTCGGTGCGGACGTAGTGCCGCCACTGTCGCCGGTATGTGTGTGGCTCATTACAGATATTCCGCCTGCGACAACGTCATCAGTCGCCGTTACGCCGCCTCTAATATCGATATTCCCTTCACAAGAAACACCATGCCCACCGCTTACCGCCATACCGCCTGAGCCAGTTATCTGCCCGATTGTCGTGGAATTGCCCGTAAAGTTCGATTCAGGCGCATCAACTTTGAAATTCGTGGCAATAATGGTTACTTCACCCGATGGTGCGAGTGTCATGCTTGCGCTCCCGCAAATCAGCCGTAGATTTGCCGTATCAGCCACGCCAACGCCGGGGCGAACCATTGGGCTTGCGAAGCAGTCCGATAGGTCAAAGCGGCGCGGGTCTGTCGGCGCTTCATCTGAACCTGAAAGCCAGTTTTCCAAGGCGTCCTCGGAAAAGTGCAACAGCACGTCATCGCCTGCCTGCAACGGTACGCTAATCATCGCGCTGCCGCCCATGCCGGTAGGAAAGCAAACAGGAACGCTCACAATTTGAGGTGCTGGCAAACTGTCGCCGCTAGACAGGGCAATCGGCATGGCAGGCTTTACCACTGCGAGCGAGCCGTCCCAACTCACAATCTTGCCGGGCAAGCAGGTATGAATCTCAGACAGTTCAGACTTAATTTCTTCTGCAATATCCGTCATTTAATCTCTTTCAGTTCCAACTCGCTGACCCAATCGCCATCATCTAACGCGCCGGAATGTTTCACGTTCTCAACACGGTAGAAATCGTTGATTTCACGACTTTCAACTTTGACAATATCGCCCGGATTAATGAAAGGCAGAAGCAGGCTCGTCACTTTCCAGCCGTCGCGCTGTTGCTCAGCGGAAACTACTTCTTTTTGCTTGCCTTTCTTCGTGGCAACAGGCGCTTTTTCTCTCGCTCCCTCGCGCTGCTTTTCGGGATAACCAATCAACCCACTATCAGGCGAAATAACGACCGCCTGCCGCTTGGTTGTATTGAGCTTTTTAATAACCTGAAGCGTCTGATTCTGTACCGACCATTCCAACCCAGTACCGGCGACAATCTTGTCTAAAGCCTTACGCGCCGCGCCCATGAAACTAAACCCATGCTCCCACGTTCGATTCGGAACGTCTTTATCCATGACTAAATGAAGATTCATCTGCCCGGCAATATCTTTGATGATTGTGTGAGCGTTCACGCCTTTGCCATAACCTAGCGAGACGGCGGAATCACGCAATTCGACCCAGCCATCAGCCACGATAAGCTCTGTAATGCGGTTTTCGCCGTCTAAATAAGTATAGGCGTCAACCACGCCACCAGCCGCCATCAGTACATCTTCTTCCTCTTCCTTATAGCCAGCGTACAAAACACAAAAGCCATCAGGTTTACTAATGGCTTCCACGGTTTCAGGCTTTAGGTTGTAGATTTTGATTTTGTGCTGATTCGGATCGGGTTTTGTCGTTTTCTCAATCTCAAATTCAATATGAATCGGCGGCTTGATTTCCTTACCTTGCCCGCCTGATTTCCCAACAACAAGCCGATACGTTCGGTCAAATTTATACATAATTCGCCCTATTCATCGCGTGATATATAAACCAACTCAACCACATCATCGACAAAATCACTTCTGCTGATTGTCGTTTTTGACGTGTCTAAACACGTTGCAATCAGATAGCCTTTAGGCAAGTCCAGATGTGGATAATTGCCCAATAAAGGGTAATTCGTGATGATACGAATCCCCGACAAAACGCTTTCATTATTGGCATTGGCAACCGATAACGTCCAAATTTCCGCTTCATCATTCCAGGCGAAATGCAGGAAGTATGTTACATCATCAAGTTCAGCCTCGACCTCAAAATCGTTTGCGTCAATCAATGGAATTTTTATCATCGTCCCCACCCAAATGCTTGGCTCGCTTTACTCGTTGGCCTTATGGTTTTACCTGCCTTTTGAGACGTTTGCGCGGCCTTATCAGCGGAAGCAACGGCCTGCGCCTTATCTGCCCCTTTAGGGCTTGGCGTCGTCTTGGATTTGGCCGCCTTTGAAACCGTTGAAGATTTGCTCTTCGTGTTAGTCACTTTGCCGCCCTTCTTCTTGGTTTCGCCTGCCTTGCCCTTGTTTGCCGCCTTTACTTTGCCCTCCGGCACGTCCGTAGTCTCGACAGTAGCCTTTCTGATATGCGATAACTCAAGGCTAACTGTCAGACACTCGCCGTCATCAACGTTACGCCCGATATCGCACGATTCGATGGCGAAATCAACATACATATCCATGCCGGTAATGACCGTGATAGGCGTTCGTTGCTCATGCAACAGGCGCAAGGCTTCTTTAGCGTTAATCAGCTTCTGCCGCCCTGCTTCTCCACGCAGTACAACGGCTGCACTGGTAACAATGCCCTCGATATGCAGTTTCTCGTTTTCGTTGCTGATATGGTCGGTAATGGGCGAGCCGTCCTCAACAACGTACTTCGTGACCTTGCTTGTGAGGGTTACAGTCTCTTCAAGCAATGCGTCAAGCTCAAGCGTGCCGATTTGCGTTCTCGTGTTGCCGATGCCGAAAACTAGATTCACTAAACTCATTAACGCACCCCTGATAGACGTGGCATTGGACGGATTCCATTCACGGTAACAGCCGCAGCCCTTGCAGGGTTGCGCGCCCCGTTGACCGTGATATTGTTCACTTGGCTAACAGAACCGCCGCCGCCTGCCGCTGGAATCTTCGCAGAAGCGCCCATAATGAAATTCACACCAGCGGAAATCATGCCTTTAAAGCTGTTCCATTTGGCGGCAATCCTGTCAATCATCCCGACAATTCCGTTAATAGCGCCATCCCAAACGCTTTTAATCCACTGACCTGCTGCCGCGCCTGCCGCTTTCACAGAACCCCAATGACTGCTTATTAAAGACACCGCCGCAGAAATGGACATTACGACCATCATCAATGGACCGCCAATAATACCAATCAGCAAGCCGACAGCCTCTTTAACACCGTGAAAGCGAGAAGTTATCTCTGCCACTTTCGCGGTAATCCAGCTTATCGCGCTATTCCATGCGTCTTGAATCCATTGGGCAGCCGCCTCAGCAGCCGCTTTAATATCTTCCCAATAGTAGATGATTGCAGCAATCGCCGCGCCAACCGCCAAAACAACAAGCGTTAATGGCCCACCAATCACGCCGACAACCACACCGACAGCCGTCACAATCGAACCAATCACACCAACAATAGACGAAACAACTGTAAAGACGGTAAACAAGATTGCCGCAATCGCTGCACCTTTCGCCAGCCATTCGCCCAGCTCCATGCCAGCGCCGCCCAAAAAGTCCTTGATTGCAATCAGCGTTTCTTTAACCGCATTAATTTGGTCGCGCCATTCCTCAACACGCCCAATCAGTCCGCCTGTTACTGATACACCGCCTTGCAGCCATGTGATGATATCTTCGCCGATAAGGTAGATACCGTACAGCAATGCCGCGTATTTGAGCATTTGCAAAATGCCAGCTTTATTTGCCATGACTGCATTTAGCCTCATTTTCGCGGCGGCAAATAGGTTTGTCGCGCCTGTCGCGGCCAATACAGCAGCCCTAAACTGGCTGACGTAATACACGGTAAAGGCAAATGCAGACACGCGCCCAATCTCTACCAACGTCTCGGCAATTTCTTTCAGGTCGTCCGCGTCAAGGTTTTCCAGCATACTTTGAAACGCTTTCAAACCCTCTTTCGCGCCGTCAAAGATACCGGCTCGCCCAATCTCCAGCTTCAGGCGGTCGAATTGGTCGCCGATATTGGACGTGATGCCCTCCCAAGTGTTCGAGAGTTTATCCATCGCGCCGGCGTATTTCTCGTTCCAGATAGCCTGCAAGGTCGCCTGAATCTGCTCACGGCTGTTTGCGTCAACCAGTTTGGTTTGTTGCTTGCCTGCGCTGTCGGTATATGTGTAGGCAATTTGCCCCGCTTGTTTCGCGGCTTTAATGCCAAACTCTTTAAGGCGTTCGTTTTCGCCCGTAACAGCGTCTGCGATTGCCTCAACAGCCTGCATGACAGGTTTGCCCATCGCCGCTGCCGTATCGCCAAGCGTTCGCAACAAATTGTTGTTTTTAGGGTCCATGCCGTAAGCGCGAAGCTTAATAAAGGCATCGGTAACGCCCGCAATATCATAGGGCGTTTTGGCGGCAAACTCGGAAATCCAGCCCATTGAGGCTTTGGCTTTCTCGCTTGACCCCTCGATCGTGCCTAAGATTGTCTCGAATTTCTCAAACTCGGCACTGGTCGAGATAACAGACTTAATCAGCGCACCACCTGCCGCAACGCTGAAAAGCCCAATTAATTTGCCTTTGATTCCGTCAATAATACCGCTTGTCTGTTGCAAGCCGTCATTCATGTTTTTGCCCAAGGCTTTGGCTTCGGTTTGTGCACCTTTCAAAGCGGCTTGATACTTCTTAATACCTGATTCTTCAAGCTTAAACTTGAGAACCGTAACCAACTCTTTCATTACGCTCATTTTGCACGCTCCATCGCCTCAGCCTCGGCAGCCGCTTGGGAATCCATCAAGGCATTAATTTTCAGCAGGTCAACCAATGAGGCAGTTCCGTTCTTGACCTCTGTCAAAGTAACAAAACCGCCCATGATTGGCCGCCAAATCAGAAATTCCGCTTTTATTTCTTCGCGGAAGTTTCCGTTTTCTTGGTTTTTAATTTGTCGGCCAGTCCAGAACGGCCTAGCCATTGCGTCAAAGGGTCGGCGAAATTCTCCTTGATGATTTCAACCAACAATTCGAGAATTTGAACCGCGTTTTCAAAGACGATTTCACGGCGGTCAGCAGTCAAACGCACAAATTCGCGGTCGTCCTTATCGTAAACCGACACATAATCAGCCGTAATCAGGCGCTCTGCCCACTCAGTCAACTGTTTGCCTGTAAAGTGGGCGGACAGCGTTTCAATGGCTTTAATCGCCGATTCATCGCCATCGCCTGCCAAATTACCCAAAGCAGGCAATAACTCTTTCTGCAAGTCGCCAAACACGCCCAACGCCGTAAATGCGTCCATGCGAATAATGCCGAACTTGTTTTGACCAATTACCACTTCTTTAGAGATACTCATTAGTTACCCCCTGCAATATACTCAGCGGCGGCGGTCTCAAACGTCCATTCGCGTGTGCCGACCTCTTGAGAAAATTCAGTGTTTGCTTTTTTGACAATCCAAGCCGAACCAGCGGCAAACATGGTATCGCCGCGCAAGTCTTTAATCGTCAACGGCAACGGCAACGCACCGCCCGATACTTGGTCTGCGTCATAGAATCGGCTCAAAACCGTGTTGGTTTCGCTTGTTGATAACAGGGTAATAGCCACTTTACAGCGCTTGTCCGCGCTCATGGAACGAGCCACTTCGCCATCTGCACCTGCTTTACTTGTTACGCCGTCAGACATCATCTCAATGTTCACGAACGTGCCGTCTGCCAAGCCTTTAAAGCTATGAGCGCCGAACGTGATTGCCACTTTGTCGCTTGCGTATGTTTTAACACCAGCCATCTTTTAATCTCCAAAAGAAAGGCCGTCATGTCTCAGACGGCCTGTTTAATTACAGGGTATAAGCCAAAGCAAACTTGATTTCAACCAAGTGGATTGCACCAGCCAAACGCGCCACGCCGCCAACATCTTGCAAGATGCGTTTTGCCTTAGTGTTTGGCGAAATATCGGAAGAACGCGGATATTTGATAACGTAGGATTCCAAGACTTTATTTTCGGAATCAAGCTCAGGTTGAGCAATGCCGCCACGTTGTACGCCCAAGTCCAAGCTTTGGCGCATGGCGTTAACGATAACCTGAATACCCTTATCGGTATATGGCACTTTGCCGCCTGCGTTAATCAGCGCATAGGCCACATCAGCCTGCATATTCGCTTTAAGCCAGTCGCGGAAACGGATCACATCAATCCATTCGCCGCTTGCTGTTTTAGCCTGTTGAGAAATCGAGAACGATCCGAAATTCTCAAAGGTTGAGCCGTTCTTGCTTTGAACGACAATCACATGGCTTTCAAGCAATGTATCGGCGGTAATGCCGTTCAGTTTCACGTTAGCCCAAGTCTCTTGACCAGGGTAATAAGTGAAACGGTCTGCCATCAGCGCCAACTCAGGAAACTCAGTTTCCGCTTTTGTGTGGTATATACCGAACGTATAGGCATAGCCTTTAGTTTTGAGTTGGCTCAAGATATCCGTATCGGTTGATCCGTCCGTGATTTGTTCATCAGACGAAGCAGTGCCAAACATCTTATGATTTGCTTCAGCCCATGCCGCCACTTCCAGCACATCGGCAGCTTTTCGACTGGAGATAGCCAAGCCGTACCAGTCGCCGCCTGCTTTTTGAATAGCAGACAGTGCGTCCGTCCATGATTCTGTAGAAGATTCTTCTTGTTTATCAAGGTTCACATATTTCAGCGTGAACGCATCGTCAGAAGAAATCGTCAGTACGTTATTGTTGACAGATACCGTCACGCCAATAGAGGCGGCCGCGGTTTTCAGCGCGGTAGCAATGGCGTTAACCTGCATTTCCGCCGTGCCGGTAGTGCTTGCGGTTTGCGTTACCGTTTCACCGCCAACTTTACGCGCTACAGTGATTTTATATTCAGCGGCTTTGGCCTTATTTACAGCCAGCTTAACGCTGTTGATTTGCTTGCGGCCAATGTACAGTTTGCCAGGGTGTCGCCCTTGTGAGAACCAAGCCTGTGCCGCGCGATACACTGCATCGGTAGGCTGTGCGCCCATTTCAAGCAGTTGGTCGGCACCAGTAATTGCCATCATGCGGCTCAAATTCAAATGATGCGGCACAACGAAGATGGCATCAGAAAAGCTAGATGTTGCGATTCCTGTTGTATTGAGGCTAATCTGCACATCTACAAGGCGGTCGATATTCGCCATAGTCTTTACTCCATGAAAAAACAGCCCTATGGCTGCGTATCAATATTTAAATCTACCGATTCGATAAAATCGATGGTTTCTGTTGTGTTTGCCGTGTAGCGATATCTGAAGCCTAAGACTGCCTGTTGCTCATGGTCTCGCTCAAATAGCTTGGGCGCGTGTTGTATCGTATCAAAATCGACAATATCGGCGTTGGCGGCTTCCAGCATATCCAAGACACGCTCCGTTTGCAGGCGCATGGCCACGTCATCAAGAATCTTGTCAGAATCCTTACCAAAACAGGTTAGATAGACACTGGCTTCACGGTTTGCGTCAATCTGACGACTACCATCATCAGCAACATTGCCGACAATCGCGCCCCATTGAGCATTTACCGTTCGCACATCAAGCAAAAAGAACGTTGTTTTAGGCCGTTTCCCGTTCTCGTATGCCCAGATAACAGGGTAATCGCAAACGCTCTCAACGATGTTGTACAGGTCATCTCTCACGATTCAACCTCCGTTACAGCGTAATAGCGATAATGGCTAATCACGCCCATCTGATTGGGCGCAATCGCAATGACACGATATTCACGCCCCTGCCACAAGATAACATCGCCTTGGTCGTCCGTCCCCTCTACCCTCAACAGTTCGTCAGTGTAGATTTTAACGGCTCGCTCAATGCGTTTACCCTCTGGCAGGTTTTGCATATCGTCATTGGTTACAGGTTGCACGCTCGCCATGATTTGCAGTGCTTCTGATTCTTCATCAGCGACCCAGCGGCCTTTAACGTACTTACCGCCTGCAAAGCGTTTAATCGTTTGCGGTTTTCTAAAACTAATCATTCGATTTCCACCTTACAGAATTAACGAGCTGACCTGTATCAATCAAAGGCTTACTTGAGCCTTTCCGCCTAATGGTTGCAGGCGCGTTAGGCACCCAGCCACCGTTACGGATATGGCCTTTCAGCACGTCTTGATACCACTGCCCAAGCTGAGACAGCCCGGCACTTGCGGACATCCCCTCCATGACACGGTAAACAATGCGCTTTTTAGCTTCAGCGATTTGCCCCTGATTTTTGTCAAAGCAATCATTGATAAACGGTCTGGACGGTATGTTTCTCGTGCCGAAATGGTTATAGACGGCAATATCGACAATATCGACGCCATCATGCGAACCACTCCCAGCTTGAATACCCACCTTGACCTGCTTGTCTTTAAGCTGAATGACGTTCTCAAGCGCCTTATCAAGCCCCATGTCAGACAGCTTAACCGATATATCAAAGACACCCACAGCAGCCACCAATAGCACCAGCGCCAACAGTAATAGCGCCAACACGCTTGCAGACGTTGTTTAGCTTCTCATAACGTGCCAAAAAGCCGTAAGGGTCTGCTGCATTACTGCCGTTGTTTCCGTATGAGCGCGACAAGTCGCCCTCTTTCTCAGATGTTACGCCAGCAGGAATCACGCCCACCAATTCCGCCTGTTGCTTCAGCGATAAGAGATAAGCCGCGTAATAATAGACGGCCTCTTTCTGCTTCGCTTCAGGCAGGCAGGCAGGCGCAAAATCAACAGAAGCAACCAACGTATCATGCAAGACGGCTTCGTCCATCGTCTGCAACATTGGCGCGTGTAGAAGCAGGGTTTTTACAGATACGTCAGAACATTCCATTTAGGCTTCCTTTGCCAGCGTCAGCAGTTCGTCTTTTTTTGCGTTTGCGTCAAACTGAACGCCTTTTGCTTTCAGGTATTCTTTCAATTCTGCAACGGTCATACCACCCACTTCGGGCTGTTCTTCTACCGTTGTCGGAATCTCGTTACTTGTCGCTTCTACCAGTTGACCGTTTTCCAGCAAGCGTTTAACGCCGTTGTCGTTTTCGTCAACCTGAACGACATCAAGCGGCGCAACCACGATACTGCCGTTCAATACAACGACAGACGGCTTCACGTTTTTGACATAAATCATCTTTTAATCTCCAAGAAAAAGCCGCCATATTTCAGGCGGCCTCAAGATTAAGCGGCAGGCACTTCAGCTTTTGAGAACGCCAAAGCGTAATGCACGGAAACGCCAGCGGTTCGAGCGTAGCAAGGAACAACCAATTCGAGATTACGCGCTTGCGCTTCCAGCTGGTTGAACTGCATTACTACTTCGTGGCTCATGTTCTCGGCGTCAAATTCGCCGATAAATACCAAGTGAGCGCCACCAGTGCCTGCTTTGTCAAACTCAGGCGCTTCCACCAGTTGCAAGCCCGGATGTTTCTTCAGGAAGAAGCCCCAAACGGTTTCGCCAGTGCCGGCAGTGTAGATTTTTGAAGTTACAATCGCGTGAAGCGTAGACGACAGAATCAGCTTATTAGGCGTGTGAACACCTTTAGACTGCAAGCGAACTGCGTTCCACAAGGCATCGAGATTCTGCATCAGCTCTTCGCCGGTGCATTTATCCCATGCTTTCGCAACTGGCAAAGTGGTTTGACCGATATTCGGATGATTGGTCATGCCGTACAAGTTATAGTCGGCGTCGCCAACCATTGCCACCTGATTCAGCTTAACTTCAACCGCACGGCGTGCTGCGTCGGCTTTCTTGGTAGGCAGGTTTTGACCCAAACCAGCAGAAGCTTTCAGTTCCATCACGTTATAGCCGTAGCTGTTACCGATGGTTTTAACGCGGATCGTGTGCTCTTTACCCTCCATATCGGCGCGTGGCAGGTCGTCGGCATAGTTTGCGATAATCTTCGCCATACCCACAACGTCATAGACTTTGTAAGTGATGGTTTCAGCCCATTCAGGCGAATCAGATTCTTGCGGGATCAGCGACAAGCCCAACATTGGCGGGCGTTTTTTCTCGTAAACTTTGGCTTTCACATAGTCAAGTTCACGCGCAACAAAGACACTTTGATCTTCATTGAATTTCTGACCCATATTTTGAACAAAGGCGGCGATTGTGCTTTTCTCCGCCTCGTCATAGTGCATATGTTTTTGATTCATTAGTTACCCCTTAAACAGTAGGCGCGTGCAATTCAACGCAGGCGATTTTCTCGCCGTTCACGTCTTTCACATCGCGAATAATGGCATTAGTCAAAACGTTGGCGGCAGTGCCGTCCAGCAAGCCGTTGGCGTCAAATTTCACAGGGTCGCCAGCAGCGGCGGTTTTACCTGTCGCAACACGCACCCAGCACAGGCCGCGAGTCATCACAGACACGCAATCGCCTTGCTTGTATGGCTCAAGTTGAGCGTGTGAGTGGATGGTTACACCAATAGCGGCTTTAACGCCTTTACCGGCTACAACCAAGCCTTTAGCGTCCTTGCCAACAATTACACCTGATTGCAAGCCGTCAGCCGCAACAGGATAGCTTTCAACACGGTCGAAGCCGCTATCTGCTTTCATGCCTGCAAATGCAGGATTCATGTAGTTATCATACATTGCCATTATTTACCCTCCTAATTACCGGCAATCATCTTGGCGCGTGCTTCAGCGGCTGACATGCCTGCTTCTGCTTTGCCGTCTGCCATATCTTGGCGCTGACCTGCAACAGCTTTGGCTTTAGCTGCTTCTTCATGAGCAACAATCGCCATATCAAACGCGGCGGCCACATAATCGTCTGATTTGCCGTCCATGTTCAGGCTGTCGCCACGAATGGCTTTAATTACGCCGATTTTGATTTCACGGTCGGCAGAATCTTGCTTAAACTCAACGTTATGAGCTTTAGCCACCGCTTCCAGTTCCAAGCGTTCACGCGCAACAGTCAAAGCGTCTTGCTTGAACTTATCTTGCTCAGCTTGCAGTTTTTTCAAATCAGCTTCGGCAGAATCGGCGCGCGCTTCGGCTTTATCCTTAGCCGCGACAATTTCCGCCTTGTCTTGGTTCAGTTTGTTGTAAGCCTGAATCACTTCAGGCGCGGCGTCATATTCGATACCGTTGTCCAAACGTAGTTTTGTCATTACGACACTCCCATCATTAATAACGGCTTCTTCGTCGCCGTCCATGTTCAAACGCGCATTGCCTGCACGTCCCCTGCTTACAATAGCCAAATGATTAGGGACGATGTTCCGTTGCACCGCGTCATAACGTTCTCCGTTAGGCGTGATGCCCGGCGTTTCATCTAAATCCAATTCATAGCCTACTGAAAGTTCTTTATTGCCCGCGTTTACCGCCGCGACATTGTGAATCACAATATCCGCGATAAGGTTGTCTCCATCCTGTCTTGCAGGCGTAAGCACCGCGCCGATTGTATGGTTCGCGGCGTTTGCGCTTGTTACTTTGCCCGGGTGACCGTTTGTTATCGGAATCCCGGCATAAAGCGCTAAACTATCAGCCTTAAACACCTCTTCAGGCGGTCGATACTCTCGCCGCTCGCTACCGTCGGCGTTTCGGTAAACAAAAACCCCTGTCCGTGTCAGAACAGGGGTATCTTTAATAAATCCTTCGTCCGTCCGCTTTGCCTTAATCGGCGCACGGTCATAACGTATTGCCATAAACAACACCTTTCAAATCTTCCAAGTCGGGAAACACCGCTTCAGCAGAACAACGGCAATTTATCGGGTTGCCCGGATGCCCGTCTTTCGGCGGCTCGTCCCAGCTAAACTTTTCACCCTCTCTATGCTTGTGCTCTTCCCTGACACGCTCGTCTAAAGAAGTACGCCAAACGTAGCTTTCAACGCCAATGTTCTTTTGCCTTGCCATTGTAAGCTGTCCGTTAAGCTTCCCGATTTGGTCTCTTGCAATCAGCTTCGCACGGTTTCGCGGTAGGTCGAACGTTTCGCGCACAACCTCGGCTATAACCTTGCTTGGCTTACCGGCACGAACCGCCGCAACGATTTTGCCGTGCAGTTGGTCGAGATATTGAGACGGGATAGACTTAATCAGCTTGATGTTTTCAGCCTCCCACGCCTCTAATAAGTCAGCCAAGAATGGCTCTGTCGTGAATATATCAACACCAAACACCGAACGAAAAACAGCATGGAATTGCTGACGGTTGAATCTATCCGTCGCCTGCATGATTTGCTTAATGCTTGGCAATGTGCCACCAGTACCAAGAAAACCAAGCAACCACACGCGCAAATCTTCAAACCAGCCTGTCGATTCGGGAATATCCTCAATTCCATCAAGCCGTAGATTCAGCAACGGCAACCGCGCCTCAACCTCTTTCACAAGGCTGTCAGCGTATGCCGTCAGCAGTTGCTCATATTCTCGTTCAATCGCCAGCGGATAAAGCCATCTCTTAGGCTTTCGCTTTTTCTTCGGCATAGTCAACATTTCGTCCTGCTGCCTCCAACGTCAAGCCAAACATTCCCTGCGAAGCTAAAAAGTCCGCCGCCTGCGTTTCGCTCATTGCCCCAGTGCTTACAGCTTTTTCAATAGTTGCAATGATAACGCTGTCGGTATCGGCTTTAAGCTTCTTCATTTCCGCATCTTCTTTGGCGGTCGGTACATACAACGGCGGCCAATCGATACGCCAACCAGCAGGCACTTTGGACGCCATATGCTTTTGAGCGCAAATCATTGAGACAAGAAGCTCTAATGCAGGTTGAGCGCGTAGCCTTTCAGCCGCCGCAACCTCGTGGAATGTCCGTAAATCGCCCTCGCCTGTTGCGTTTAAACCACTGGCGCTGTCGCCGAATAAAACGCTAATCGGCAAGCCACACTCGGCTGATACGACTTGCTCAAATTTGCCAATAATATCAGTCAAACTGCCCAAGCCCATATCGCGGATTTCGTAGTCATCTTCCGAATCAACGGCAACGGTATTCAAAACGCCGCGCGTCATGTCGACCGCGTTTATTCGCTTCTGTACCGCCGCTTCCATATCGGCTTCAATTGCCTCAGCCAAGCCTTTCATCTTGTAGACTGGCTGTTGCTTGCGGTCGAGAATCTGTTTTGTCTTGTTCCGCGCTTCTTCCCAATCTAAAACCGCCTGATACGCTCTCTCTGTTACGCTTCTGCCCTGCCAATAAATCTGCGTGTGTCGCATTGATTCAGGCAACAAGTCGCCTGCAATCGGGATTAATCGGCTTTCATGCACCACGAAATCAGACTTGCTTGTCCTGATTCGGTATCGCTCAGGCGTACCAAAGTTTGATTTAGTCGCGTCGTTGTACAAGCCACCCTCAACAGACACCTGCGTCATATCATAGACGCGTAACTCTTCGATTGCGTCCAGTTGCTCAAAGCTCAATTCTGTCGTCAGGTCTGCGTTATCGTTGGTCACTGCCACAATACACGCCCCACCAAACAGACGGCAGTAGCTCAAGGCCTTTGAAATATTTGCCGCCACGTCCAGACGGTCTAATTCGTCAGAAATCAGGCCGTCTGAATCGTTCGTAATCTTCACGCCTGCAGACATCGCCTTATGTGCAGGCAAGTCAACAATGCGCGAAAAAATGCCCCCGCTCGCATAAAGAACAGTGGCGCTTGTCGTCCGTATCTTGGCGCTCACACCGTAGCGACTGCCCAAGACAGCAGACATATAGTCGTCTACTCTGAATTTTTTCATGTTAACGCCTTAAATCTTGATAGGTTGTCAGGTTTGCCGATTAGCTCCCCAAACGCACGACTACACGCATCAATTCGGTCGTCATGCTTGCCGTTTGGGAACAGTCTCATTTCATCAATCAGTCCCTTGTTCCATTCACCGCGCAACATCATCACATTGCCCACATTGACCTGTGCCGCGAACGGCTCGGCTCGTGTAACCTTATCACCCGATTCGGGGCTGGAAACAACGTTAAAGCCTGCCAACATTCGTGTCAGGTGCAAGGCTTGGGTTTTACCGGCTTGCCCCGGGTCTTGCGGTATTGACTGCATAACCAGCCGCCCATCAAGCGCGGCAGTGTTTCGCAACATTGCGTCTCGTTCGTCAGGGCTTTTGTCGCCGTGAACCATATCCGCAATGATGATTCGTCCGTCTTGGTACAAGCCGATTTTAGCGCCTGCTGTCGGGTCTCCCCCAACTGTTGCGCCCAAGTCCCAGCCACGACACCAGCGAACCTGACCCGTAGGAATCGCGTCAACGATTTGCATTTGGTCTGGTTTAAATACACCACCATCAGGCGGTGCAGGTTTCTGCAAATACTGCCCGGCAAACACATACGGCGCAGCTTGTTCCATACGGCGCAATGTTTCGATATCGTGCTTTTCAGGCCACAATGCTGTGCCGTCATCTTGAATAGCAGGTAGGCAAAGGTGTTCCCATTCTTCGCCGTTACCACCGTCAAGCAACCAGCCTGCAATGTCTTTCTCATGCAACCTCTGCATAATCACGACAATAGGCGTGTCAATGCTGTTTTTACGAGATTCCAGTGTGTTCTGAAACCAGTCGATAACGTTTTGCCGTCTAACCTCGCTTCGCGCTTCATCAGCCTTATGGAGGTCGTCCAAAATTAGGGCGCCTCCAAAGCCATCACGGTGCTTACCTGCACCAAAGCCCGTAATCGTGCCGCCTGTGCCTGTTGCGTACATCACGCCGCCGGCAGTTGTTTTCCAGTGATGGCTACTCTCGCTTGCAAGCTCCACGCCGGGGAATATCGCCTGATACTCTTCGTGCTGTAACAGGTTTCTGATTTGCACTGAGTTATTGACGGCCAGTGTCGCCGAATAGCTCGCATGAATAAACTCACTATCAGGCACGCGCCCCATCGCCCACGCGATAAAATTCACTACCGCAATTTCCGTTTTCGAGTATCGCGGCGGAATGTTGATAATCAGGCGTTTTGTTTCGCCGTTGAAAACACGCTCAAGCGCATTACAGATTAGGGCGTGATGTTTTGCTTGCGTCCACTGGTAGCCTCTCCGTTCGCGGAACATCCACCGTGTGAACATGTACAGATTGATTGAGCTTAAATCACGGATTACCGAAATTTCAGCCTCATTGAATTGCTCTAGTGCCATTTTATTTTAAATTCCTTTGGAAAATTGCATAAAAATGGCAATATAGCCTCCCATAGGATTAGCATTTTATGCTAAACCTTGTTCAAAACATCTTCGGCAATCTTGCGAAACTCTTCAGCATTAAGCCGTACCGTCGGCGTCATACTGCCATCACTCGATTTAACGTCAATTTCTTGCTTGTCGCCGTACTTCTTCGGCGCAATCTTGGAAGCCGCCCATTTACGTGCGTCTATCTGCAATTTAGCCTTTGAAACTGCCGCGCTCTCTGCTTCTGCACTGTCGGCAATCTCGATAATTTCTTCAGCGAAATAATCCGCCTGCTTATCTCGCGCGCGCGTGTATTGGTCTTGAAAATCAGCGTTTTCAATCAACCAGCGATAAACAGTACCACGCGCAGGCATACCAGGCTCAGCACAAATGGCTCTCAAGCTCAATCCGCCTGATATTTTTTCGCATATATTATCGGCTATGTCTTTCGTGTAATCTGTCGGACGTCCTAATTTGCGTCTTGTGTCGCTCATAGCACCTCCTTAAAAAAAGAAACCGTCTAACTCCGACCCCTCTCAGAATTAGACGGCTAAACACACACTCTACTCACAGGAAAAATGGAACGCCCTACACCATCAAGGCATAGGGCTATCAGACAGCCTAAAAATTCAAACGCCGCTTTCCATACAGAAAGAAGCTCAAATTCAGGCGGTCTGAAAACGCAAAAACCGCCTTTACGGGGCGGTTCATATAGCTATTTCCAAACTATAGCATAATTGTATATAAAAGGTAACATCACGTCAACAGATTAGAACAATTTCATATTAGAAATTTTTTCAGTTTCAACGCCATAACTGATTTGGTCGCCACGCACAACAAAGGCGTAGTCTTTAAAGCCTGTATAACCGCCATGCTGGTTTTTTGCATTAATACGCGCGTTGAAGATATGGCCAAAGTAAAACATACGCGTCATGCAGTTGCCCATTGATGGGTCAATTTTCGTACAAACCGCAATCCAACCTTTACGCGCTGGTGTTGTGTCAACGCTACGAATATTCATAGAATCAGGGTCAACAAGGTTATCAACCGCCCATTCTTTTATTGCTTTCTCAAACTGGCTCGGCGGCATCGGATCGGGATAGGTAGCTGCGGCTAATTGTTGTTGACTTGGCTCAATCGCCGCCGCACAAGCAGTCAGCAATCCTGCGACAATAGCAGTCAGTAATAGTTTCTTCATGTTGTTTTCCTTTTTGTGATAAAGAGTGTTATTAAATTATGCCACAGCGTTTAAACTCGTCATAGAGTTTTATTTGAATAGCCTCTTCCAGCTTGGCAATTTGTTGACTTACTTTTTTAGAGTGTCGCCATAATGTCATCTTGCTAATATCGTACTTATCCATAATATCAACCTGCTTCGGCACTTCCCTCAAGATATTCGACACCAGCGCATCACATATCAGCAGGTTTACGCCCTCGTTTTGTTGCTCAATATAGGCGGTAATATCAACGATTCCGCTCAAATCCTCGCTGTATTTACACTCCACTACTGCAAGCTCGTATCGGTTTAATACGCGCTCTATACGGCTGATAATCATCGCGGCGTTTGCGTGGGTTTCGGCCTGCGTTAAATTGCCACCGCCGCCGGTAACACCCTTGCTTTCACACCAAGCGCAAACCGAAGCCGTGTTATTCAGCGGCTCCATTCTCACGCCTCTAATCTTGTAAACGTCTTCCAATACCTGCTCAACCGTGTGATACATTTTCGCCCCTTAAAATTCCCAAATTAACCCAAAATTCCCTGCCGCCCACGATTGCAAGCGGTTTTGATAGTCTGTCATTTCTGCCGTGTTTAGCGTCGTCGTGCTGATTGGCGTTTTAATCTCCGTACCATCCGGCATGGCCTTTAACTCATAACCTAGAAACATTCCTTTGCAATACTCGTGCCACGTTTCCGCGCTGTACCGCCTGCCGTTTACCCACGCCTCATCTGCCAATTTGCCGTAGATTGCCCAAAGCCGCCTGTTCTGCTCTACGCTACGTTTTGAGTTATACGGCCTAATACACACTTCAAGCTCTGCGTTTGCCTCTAACCATACGCCTAGATTGTTGTAGATGGTTGTCATCAGCGGCCGCTTGTTGTCTTTAGTCAGCCTGTACGCTACGCTTTGCATTTACCGGTTTTCCCTTGCTGGTTCACTGCCAATTTAAAATTTCCTCAACCTGTTTCAACAATTCCCTTTCTGTGCCGTATAAGCTTTCAAACGTTCGTGGCGCGGCATGAAAGGCTATCCCCACCCCACCAGTCCGATGATGGGCAGGGCATAGCGGAATCGTCTCAAAATGGCTGTTCCGCCGTCCTATCCCTGCACCGTTTCGGATATGGTGTACCTCTGCCGGTATGTCGTATCGCCCACTGTTACGGCAGACGATACAACCGATAGAGGCCACACGCTCAAGGTGCTTCTTTTCCTCTTTTGTTTTGCTCATATAGAAATATCAACCAGATAAAACAACAAGCTAAGCCCCCAGAAAACAAGCAAGCCAATAATTGAAACAACATACCAACATTTCAACGTAAAGCACTTGTCATTGATTTTAAATTCAAGCTCACCGCGAATATCTTCCATTTTGCATACATACAGCAAAAAATCACCGATTTTATAAGCCATATGTAAAAACATTGCCGCTGAGACAAATACAAAAAAATTCATCATTCCAAAATCTCCGCAATTCCTATATCAAGTCCGCCGTCCTCTCTTGGCTCGCTTGAATATGTTGATAAAATAGATTTGACTTGGTTGTCGTTGTGATAGACAACGCCTTGCAAGGCATCGACAGCTACTTTTAGGCAGTTATCAAGGTCTAAAATAACCTTGCTTGCCGTGCCGTCCTTGTTCATCTTCGGCACTAGGCTGACAAACAGGATCACATCTTTTTCAGACGGCCTAAAACCTGCCTTTCCTGCCGCGTGAGAAACGCAAAGCTTGTACGCTTTCGCCTCCTTGCTTAATACTTGCCGATTCCGAAAGGTTTTCCAGTATCGGTTAGTGCTGATCGGATATGGCAGGGAAAGAACATTTGCTCTTTCCGCCGCCTCTACTATTTGCGCAATCGGGATTAATACGGCCAATGCCCACCCCAATCATCATCTTGGTTGCGTACTTTCTTGGCGACCCATTCGACAAAGCCAATCGCCAACACCACAACCGATACGCAAATCAAAAATACTGCCAATTTCATAAGTAATCCCACTTTCTGCCGAATTGTTTGTAAATCTTCTGCGCCTCGCCTGCTTTCCAATACTGTTTATCCAGCAGTGGGAACGCTTCGTTTGCAATTTGTACGGTATCTTCAACGCTTATTTTCGGCATAACCGTCAAATCCCATACGCTTGGCTTTGGCGGCTTTGGAACTGGCTTAACGCCGTGTTTCGCCTTGTATGCCGCTTTTTTTGCACTCTTTGCACTGCCAGTAATAAAGCCAGGCTCCATCACTGTTTTGATATTTTTGATAAAACTCACTAATCGGCTTTTCCTGCTTACAGCATTTGCAAACCCTAGACTTAGGCTCAACATATACCGGCTTGCATTTTTTAGTTCCCATCTCGCTCTTCCTCTTTCAGCCTACAACCAAATTCATCAATCGGCGGCATATCTACCCAAACTGTAATCCCGATCAGTGCCGCTATTGCACCAAGCCCAATTAAAAACAGTGTCATCATTTGTGGCCTCGCTTGAATTTATTGCGTTTCAGCAACTCCACTTCAGCGCGCAGACGTTGGTTTTCTGTTTTCAGTGTCGTGCCGGATTTAATTTTTGAGATTTCGATAATCTCTGATTTCACTCGTGCAAGCTCTGCGTTCTTCGCCTCAATTTCCGCTTGCAACTCTTCGATTTTCTGCGCTTGCACGGTCATTTTTGCCATCAAGCCGTTGGAAACTTTGCGCTCTTCGTTCAGTCGGCTGATTGTTTCCGACAGGTTCGCGCTAACCATTTCCGCCGCCTCTTCCATTTCGGCTTTTTCGGCTTTCATAGCTGCGTTTTCCTGCTCCAGCTTTTCAAGCTGATTGGTGTACATCGCCAACATTCCATCGTAGCTATCAACTGCCGCCATGTAGGTTTGTTTAGGCACACCGCCCAATCTGTAAATTAACCAGTTTTTCATTTCTTATTTCCTTTTGTTGCGCCATTCTTCAAATTTCTCGCGCCGTTTTTGAATCACGATTTCATCGGCTGGCTGGAAAGCACTTCCGCCGCTCCAGTAATCGCTCTTGTCGCACTGATAGCCTCCGAAGTAGAAGCTCTCCCGTTGCTCAGGCGTTTGTGATTTCTCGCATCTTGCAAACCCTTTCATCGGCGTGTTGGCCTCTGATTGGAAGTTTGCATGTTTGCAGTAAAAGCAGGTCTCACGCATTTACCGCTCCTAAACGCTGTAAGGGTCATGTTCTTCATGTTTCGGGGCTTGCCAAGTTAAATCAGGCTCTTCCTCAAACTTCATAAACTGCCCTTTCCAGCCACAAACTACCGTTCCCATTTCGCCGTCTCGGTTCTTAGCGATAATCAGCTCGGCAAGGCTTGGATTCTCGTTTTTGTTGTAGTAGCTCTCACGATGGGGCATGATGATGATGTTTGCGTCTTGCTCCACGCTGCCACTGCCTCGAATGTCTGCCATGTTTGGGCGTTTGTCCGTCTGCTTTGTGTTTCCCCTGTTCAACTGTGCTACCAAGACGACAGGGATGTTTAACTCGACAGCAAGATTTTTCAGACGACGCGATATATTCCCAAGCTCTGCCACTTCGTCCTTACCGGCTCTCGGCATGATGTGCAGATGGTCGACAACCAACAAATCTAAGCCGGTAGTGAGTTTTTTCTCTTTTGCCAAAAAGCAAAGTTCGTCAACGTTCAGTAGGTCGCAATTCACGTCAAACTTCCAGTTATTCACTTGGCTGACGTAAATTGGCATATTTGCGTAATCGCTTTCTGTCAGATTGCCGGTCTTTAGGTTGTTCATCGGGATATTGCACTCTGCCGCCATGCCACGCCGTGCAAGCTCTAATCCGTTCATCTCGTAGCTTTGGAAATGCACTGTCTTGCCTTGCTTTAGCGCAAATCGTGCAATATTTTCAGCCAAAACCGTTTTGCCCATAGACGGGCGCGCCGCAATTACAATCAAGTTCCCATTTGGCAAGCCGCCGGTCATTTCGTCCAATTTCATCAAGCCGGTAGGCAATCCGAAACGCACACCATCAAGCCGTTTATCTAAATCCTGAATCAGATCTTCAACAGTTTCAGTAAAGCTCTTGGTTTCGCGCTTCACTGCGTCTTTGCCAACCGCCGCCAATTCATCCGCCGCTTTTGACAGCTTCTCTGCTACCGTCTCACCGTCTTTGGAAACCGCGATTTTTTCAATCATTGCAGAAGCTCGAAGCAAGCCACGCTCAACAAACCTGTCGTTCACAATGTCAACATACCGGCTGATGTTTTTCGCGCTTGGTGTGTTTTGGCTAAGGTCAATCAAGTAAGCCAAGCCACCGGCGTTTTCTGCTTCCCCTCGTGCTTCCAGCTTGTCGTTCAGCGTGATGATGTCTATCGGCTCGTTCGCCGCCGCCATATCCAACAACGCGCGGAAAATAATTCTGTGTTGCGCTTGGTAGAACTTTTCAGGGGTCAGGATTGCACATCGTGTAATCGCTGTTGGTTCAATCAAGATGCCGCCCAAGATGTTCTGTTCTGCCTCTACGTTTGCCAGTGATTGGACGGCTTCCATTTCCTCGATTTGGTTCATGTGTTTTTTCCCTTTATTGCTTAATTCGTTTTTGGCGGATGCCATTCAAGGATTTTTACAAAATTGCTTGTCTTGAAAATCCAGTCAAAATTTACTGCAAAGCCTGTTTGGTTTTCGCCCATCCAAAACTGATTCATTGCCACTTTTCTGAAGAAGCCTGCAAACCAAGCCAAGCCTGTTTCCTTATCCTCGAATCTCACTTTGCCGTTCGGTGCTACCGTTCCCAACATCTCACACCAGCGATTAGTAATAGCTCGTTTGCGTGTGTCGTTCAGCACTTGAACACTTGGCAGGCGACCGCCTAAAACTTCGTTGTACAAATCGGCGATTTCCTGATGTGGCACATCGGCAGATTTGCGGCGGCGCGGAATATTCCCATCTTTCGGTTTTCCTGAAAGGCTACCGTTGCCGTTACTGTCGTTCTTAGTCTCCAGTGAAGTTGGTTCATCGGTTTCTTGCTCACACGTTTTCGCGTTAGCGGAAACAAACGCGTTAGCGTTCAAATCGTCTTTGCCGTTTCCGGTGTTTGGGGGTAAGGGGGTATTATTTAATCTTGTATTATTTAATCTTGTATTATTACCTTTGACTTTTTCGTCAATAGGGGTCATGACTTTTTCGTCAATAGGGGTCATGACTTTTTCGTCAATAGGGGTCATGACTTTTTCGTCAATCCAAATCTTTCTGCCTTTGATTTGTTTCCCCTCGTAAACCAGTTCCAATCTTAGAAAACCAAGTTTTGCAAGATGGTTTACCCATCGACTTACTGTCTCTTTTTCGATTCCGTACAATTCAGCAAAATAGCCATTTGAAGCGGTGCAATATCCAAACTTGTTTGTTAGGGCTGATATTTCAGCGAATAGCAAACGTTCTGCAGGTTTCAAGCGTTTTTCATATCGCACATAAGCTGGCAATATCGCGTAAAAACTAGGCTTCTCGTTAATTTCCATCATCAACCCCTTTCACAACTTCAACCCAGACTTGGCAATCGAATAATGCGCTACTGGATTCTTGCAATTTCCAACCTTGAATCGCGGCTTATTGAAAACAAATCCCCGACTTTCCAAGTCAGATATTCGGGCGCATAACTGAGTAATCTTCAGTTTCTCGTATGCTTCCAGCGATGTTATGTGTCCGTTTGCGCGGATATACTCAACAATCTGCTTGCACTGTGTCTGTTTTTGGTCTATCATGTTTACTCCTTTTGTTGCAGGCCTCGTGCCTCAACCCTGCCCCACGTTCCTGCGTGGGGTTTTCATTTATCGGTCGCCCGTCTGTCCGGGCAGTCAACCGTCTTTCCGATTTGTCATAACTCCGTTACAATCGAGTTTCCACACAACAACCTACGGAGTAAAAAATGTCTAAATTAGAACTAACCGATTTCCAAATCATGCAACTGGCCGCAACGTTGGCCGTATCGCACGATAATTCGCCTAAGAAAGCCGTTGAACGCATGTTTGAATGCGCCGACCTGATACGGATAGAACTTGGCGATACCGAACTGGCAGAAGCCAAGAAAGCCGAACAGAAAAGGCGATGGGGATCATGAATAATTTCCAAACCGGCGTTACCGGTTGATTTTGAATGAGGCAAGACCGCTCGGAAGTCCGGCATTCAGTCTTGAGAACTCATATTCCAGCATGGCGGAAAGGTCGTTGATGTCCGATACACTCCCACGCTTTGCCGCCTTAACCAAAGCCTTCTTGATTGCCGCCTTGTCTTTCTTCGACAGGCGGTTTTTATTTTGCTTCTTCATTTTTTTTCCTTTCTGCTAAACAAGTAAATGGATATTCAATCTGAAGGGAATTTTTTGATCTCATACGAAGTTACTTTCCCATCTTTCTCTTCAATATAAATTTCTCGTTTATATTTCAGAGCTTTACATATTGCGGATTGCGTAACGCCAAGCAACTCCGCTGTTTTGACTTGCCCATTTCTATTTGCATATTCCAGCAATGTAGTTTTCGTCATGGATACCTCCTATCCATGAATTATAACCGCTTGTAATTTTAAATGCAATACTAGCGGTAATTATGTTTTATATAAAACTTCCAGTAATATTATTCAAAAGAGGTTTTCTATGAAAAAGCGTGAAATTTCAGATATTGAGAAAGAAG